GGAGTAGCCCATGACCACACAATATGGATTTTTTATCGATTCCAGCCGCTGTACTGGCTGTAAAACCTGCGAACTGGCGTGCAAAGATTTTAAAGTTGGTTACGTATCGTTTAAAATCAATTAGATAGCCCGTCATTTCTGCGCTCACACGTCCCAACATTGAAAAACATGCAAAGCTTTGTAAGCCGATGCAAAGCTTTGTGTGTCTCACTTTTGTCCCAATACCAATCCGAATCCACCCTTTGTCATCATTGAGAAATGGCAAGGAAGAAAAGGATGTTACTGCACGATTTGACAAATCCGCCAGAGCTATCGCATACTGACCGCACTACAACGTCAGCGGTCAACCGCACCCGATAGCTTTGCGGCTTTTTTATGCCTGTTTACAGGTATCGCCATATCAATGGCGGGTCGAGAGAGCCTAATACAATACCCTTTCGGGAAATACGCTCCGCCGTCTGACGCGGTAGTTGAAGCCCGCCACCCCACTAAGGTGGCAGTCAATACTAAAACGTCAGGAGTCATAATTATGACTAATCAACTCATTCCCGTTTTCGATGGAACCATCAACAACGAACCAGTTTTACTTTGCAATGCTCGCAATCTGCACGCTTTTCTTGGTATTGGTAAAATGTTTGCTCACTGGATCAAGGACAGGCTGGGTGAATATGGATTCGTTGAAAATCAAGATGTTGTTATTGCTTGCCAAAATTGGCAAGCAAAAGGTAGAGGCGGTCACAACCGCAAGGAATACCACCTCACCCTCGACACAGCCAAAGAGCTTGCGATGGTTGAACGTAACGAAAAAGGCCGCCAGATACGCCGCTACTTCATCGAGTGCGAAAAGAAACTTCGCAACATTCAGCCAGTACAAACTGAGCAGCAATTCACAGCCGAAGAAATCATCCTCCTTTGCTACATGCAGCTCTGGATGGAAAAAGCCCAGGACCTCAGCAAACACCTGTATCCCATTATGAAAGAGCTGAACTCCTCATACACGAACAAGCTGTATGACATTGCGTTTGAGACCATCTACATGGTGACGAAGAACAGAGACGCGCGACTAAGGGAGGTAACACATCTCGACATGTCAAGTTCCGTTATCCAGCGGGCCATGCCAATGCTGAAAAGTCTGCGGGCAAGACAATTTGAATTCTGAAACCAAAGGAGCTTCGGCTCCTTTTTTCATGCCTGAAGGAAAGGAAAATGGCAGATATCATCGACAATGCCGCTGAAATCGAAGAATTGCAGCGCAATCTCTCCCTGCAAAAATACAAATCCGATAGTAATGCCCCATCTGCTACTCATTGTTGCGAGTGTGGCGATCCGATAGATGAGCGGCGACGCCTGGCTGTTCGTGGATGCCGAGCTTGCGCCAGTTGCCAGCAGGATATTGAACTTATCAACAAACAGAGAGGTGTGAAGTGAACATCAACACCACGATAACGATCGATACAGCCCTGAACACCGGCCTGGCGCTCCTTGGTTATTTCTACATCATGTTCTGCAGCGGACGATGGCTGTCACTGTTGTTCATGAAAAAATGGAATAAACGCCGTAAGCAGGAGCAACGCCAGAAGGCAATGGATGCATTTTTCGAAGCCTTCGGGATTGACAGCATGGAACCAGGGGATCCAGCTCGCGCAATCAGCAGAGGGGGCGTAGTAATCCTTGTATATCGGAGTGAAGAGAAAAATGACGATCACAAAACAACGTGTAGAAAAAATCATATATCGCCATGAAATGGGACTGAACAGCGATGTCACTGCCGAAGAGGTTTATGACCTGGCTGTACTGGCGCTGAATTTATCAAATATCGCAAACCTGAAGCGATACGAGCTTGATATGGATTGTTGTGACTCGTTCGGTCAGGATTGTGGCGCTGACATGACTGAAGATTCTGATGGCGATTATGTTCTGTTTGATGACGTGGTTAAGTTGTTTGAGTTTGATACAACCACTCAAAAGTTAGAAATCCCGGCAAACGAGGCTGCCAGTGAGCAAGATTGACTATCAGGCACTGCGCGAGGCGGCGGAACAGGCAACGCAAGATGAATGGGTAGCATATATTTTGCCGGGTCATAACGGCATTTATCCTGCGCGCACGTCTGAGGGTAGGCATTGCGGATACTTTATTGACTGGCCTGGCATCTGTCAGGGGCGGGAGAGCATCAACATGAGCATCAGAACCTACGCAGTGAATTGCAATGACGCATGGCTAAACACCGAAGGTGATGACATCTCCGGCTCATACGTTAAGTACAAAGACCATCAGGAAGTGGTTGCCGCTCTTGAGGCCAAGTGCGCGGCGCTGGCAGCGGAGAATGCGGGAATAAAGTCTGCAATTCCAGAATCACGGGATATTGAGGATGACAATGACAATATGGATGACGTATCTCTCGCGGAAGACTTCGGGTTCAATCATGCAATAGAACGGATGAGGAGACAGATACCTGAAACGCCAACCACTGATGCTTTCCTGGCTGAAGTCCGGGCGCAGGGGGTGGATGCTGCTATAGAAGCTGCAAAAAATCTGGTGGCCCAAGAATATGAGTATAAGGATTTCAAAGCGGCGCAGAGTGATTGCTGTATGCACCCTGGTTCAGACCTGGTAGGGAAGGTTGAAATGACTGAGTGGTTAGTTGACTTTGCTGCCCAGCTTCGCAAAGGAGGCAATCAGTGAGCGAAATTAATTACCAGGCACTGCGTGAGGTGGCGGAACGTGCAATTCCAGCAATGGAACGCCTGTTAATGTTGCCAGTTGATGATGATTTGTTAAGTGAACAGGAACTTAAAGATTACGGTGTGGATATTGATGCGCTCAATGCCTTCAAATTTCTGACCGGACCAGAAACCGTGCTGGCACTACTGGATGAACGGGAAAGAAACCAGCAATACATCAAACGCCGCGACCAGGAGAACGAGGATATTGCGCTTACGGTTGGGAAGCTGCGCGTTGAGCTTGAAGCAGCAAAATCAAAACTCAACGAGCAGCGCGAGTATTACGAGGGAGTTATCTCTGATGGGTGCAAGCGTATTGCTGAACTGGAAGCGCGGGAAGTTCAATTACCGACTCGCTACGACCTTCGATATGGACACCCGATAAATGCAGATGAGCGACAAGTCATGATACCTAAAGAAAATGGCAGTTGGCTTTACCTGATTGACCTAGAACACGCATTACGCGTCGCTGACATTCGCATCAAAGGAGAGTGATATGGCGTTAACACACCACGAACTCTGTCAGATTGCGTACAAGTTCCTTAAGCGCAACGGGTTCAAGGTTTGCTTTCATGACCGCTTTGTTGCTGTAACCAGTACCGGAGAACAGCCAGATGCTATGGGATTCAGAAATTCAGCATCATGCCTGATAGAGGCGAAGTGTTCTCGTGCTGACTTGTTGGCAGATAGAAAAAAGCGTTTCCGTAAAAATCCCTCACTTGGCATGGGCGACTGGCGATTCTTTATTAGTGAGCCGGAAATTATTTCAGTTGAGGATTTACCTCCCGGCTGGGGATTACTTCACGTTGTTAACGGAAGAGTACGGAAAGTACATGGATGGCCCAGGGGTAATTGCTGTTGGGGTAATCCTGACGATAAGCCATTTACCGGGAATAAGCAGGTTGAATGCGATTACATGTTATCTGCATTAAGGCGCATGGAGCTAAGAGGACACCTTAATGAAATATATGACGGTGTAATTGTTAATAAGAAAGAAGGAAACGCAGCATGACCACTTTAACCGACAAAGAACTGATTAAAGAAATCAGAGAGCGTATAGGCAGCCTGGACGTCCGAGACAATATTGAGCGTCGGGCTTATGAAATTGCTCTGGCATCGCTGGAACGCGAACAGATTCGCCACGAGCATGCCAAATGGTCTGACTCCACATTTGGCTGCGTTGGCCCCATTGGTCCGCTGAAACATCTCTCAAAAGAGGCACTGGAAGCCGCAGCCGAACCAGACGATCTTAGCGAGTGGGCTGATATGCAGTTTCTGTTGTGGGATGCACAGCGCCGTGCTGGCATCAGCGATGCTGAAATTACCGCTGCTATGGAAGATAAATTGAAGATCAACATGGAACGCCAGTGGCCTGAACCAAAAGATGGTGAGCCTCGCTTGCACATTAAAGAACCCGGCAACTCTCCGGTAACTCCGGCTCGCCTGCCTGGTGGTTTCACCATTGAGGATGCGAAGGCATTACATGAAGACCTGGTTCGCAGCCACATAAGCCAGGCTTTAAGTGGTGAAAAGATGAAAAAGAACGATCGCGATGCTGATTTGCGCTGGATTCATGGCGTAATAGTTCAGGCAGCGTGGTTTGTAAAAGCATCACTGGAGCAAAATGCACTATCGGGCAACTATCCGGTAACTCCGGATGGTTGGATAAGCTGTAGTGAGCGAATGCCGAAAAAGAATCAGAACGTACTTATTTCGGTGAATTTCGATAGTGATCTGGTTGAGCCGCTAATATGCTCCGCACGCTATACCGGAAGTACCTTTCGGCGAGGACAAGCAACGATTAAGCCGGGTAATGGTATTGAGCAGGCAACCCACTGGATGCCGCTGCCAGAACCGCCGCAGGAGGTGAATCAATGAGCTGGCCTGATGCAATCGTAACTCTGGGGATGGTATTCGCAGTAGCGTTTGTTGTGTACTCGATTTGTCGATGGGGATAACCACATGTTCGCTTTGATTCAACGCGGTCAGATATACACGGACAGAGCTGGATACCCCGTGGTGATTACTCGCATCACTGAGCACTCAGTGTTCTTTCGACGGATGGACGGACGATCCGGGCGGGTACGCATTGGTGAGTTAAACTGCCTGTTCGAACATATTGACCACCAGGAGTACCGCAAAATTCTCGCGGACACTGAGCAGAAAAAGCACCTGAAAAAATTACGAGCCATAAAAAGGAAGTAAAGAATGAATAAAGCATTTGAACGATGGGTCCACCAGCGTTACGGCAATCGCTATGACCTGACGCGAGATGTTGACGGCTTCTACTGTCGTGAAGTTGTGAAGCGAATGTTTGAAGTGTGTTGCCACTGCCGTGGGCTGAGTGTTGTGTGAGGTAATACATGGGCAATGTGATTCAACTGGCTCCCAATGAATGGGTTTGTGAAAGCGTTCTTATCGCAATTACCGGGCTCAAACCAGGCACAATTCTTCGGGCCCGGAAAGAATGCTGGATGGTTGGAAGAGAGTATATTCACGTATCACCAGACGGTAATCCAAAGCCTTCCAGTGAATGTATGTATAACAGAAAAGCAATAGATGCCTGGGTCGCCTCAATGAAAAACAAACAACCCAGGTGATTTAATATCATGAAATATGTAAGCTCGTATCGCTCTTGGGCGTCTGGAGGTATCGATGGATAAAGTCAAATATCCAACAGGCGTCGAAAACCACGGCGGCACATTACGCATCTGGTTTAATTTTAAAGGTAAACGTGTCAGGGAAAATCTTGGTGTCCCTGACACTGCCAAGAACAGGAAGATCGCCGGGGAACTGCGGACATCAGTATGTTTTGCCATCCGCACAGGAAGCTTTGATTATGCTGCACAGTTCCCTGACTCCCCCAACCTTCAGGCTTTTGGGGTAAGTAAAAAAGAAATTACGGTGAAGGAACTTGAAGAAAAGTGGCTGGATCTGAAACGAATGGAAATCTCTGCAAATGCATTCAATCGCTATGAATCCGTTGCAAGAACGATGGTTCCGAAAATTGGAGGCAGTAGACTGGTGTCATCGGTAACCAAAGAGGAATTGCTGTATATCAGGAAAGATTTGCTGACCGGGTATCAGAATTCAATGAAAAACAAAGCAGCAAAAGGACGGAGCGTTGTTACTGTAAATTATTACATGACGACAATCGCTGGAATGTTTCAGTTTGCTGCAGATCACGGTTACTTAGAAGCAAATCCCTTCCAGGGAATTAAGCCTCTTAAAAGAGCCAGGGCAGAGCCAGATCCGCTAACTCGTGACGAATTTATTCGCCTGATAGATGCTTGCCGACATCAGCAGACGAAAAACCTGTGGTCATTGGCTGTGTACACAGGAATGCGTCACGGTGAACTGGTCTCCCTGGCCTGGGAAGATATCGATCTGAAGGCAGGAACAATTACCATCAGGCGCAATTATACGAAACTTGGTGAGTTCACTCTACCGAAAACTGAAGCAAGCACAAACAGGGTTGTGCACCTTATCCAGCCCGCTATCAGTGTCCTGAAAAATCAGGCTGAAATGACAAGACTGGGTAAGCAGTACAACATCAAGGTGCAACTACGTGAATATGGACGTTCAGTGAACCATGAATGTACTTTCGTGTTTAACCCTCAAGTGGTTAGAAAAAGCGAACAGGTAGGTTTTGTCTACAAAGTCGATTCTGTAGGTGACTCATGGGAAACAGCCATTAAGCGTGCAGGGATCAGGCATCGAAAGGCATACCAGTCACGACACACTTATGCGTGCTGGTCATTATCTGCCGGAGCAAACCCAAGCTTCATTGCCAGCCAGATGGGCCATGCAAGTGCCCAGATGGTATTCAATGTATACGGAGCATGGATGACTGACAGCAATGCAGAACAGATCGCAATGCTGAATCAGAAGCTGACAGATTATGTCCCAATGATGCCCCATAGTCACCAAAGTGACACCAGAGGCTTATTAAAATCAGTAAGTTAA